GATTTTCATAAGTTTCAAAACTTATCCACGTTTTTTACAAAACCTACCTTCAAATGGTTTTCGCTTCCGTTCGTGACTACTTTCAAGAACGCCTCGTAAACCTAAAACTTGAGTGGAAAATATTTCAAGAATCCGGAGAACGCCCTTCTCTCGCTTCTATCCTCCACCAAGATTCAGACACGCATCGCATTGTCAACTCGTTTCGCTACCAATTTAGAGACGAACAGATTCACGAAATCTACAAACAACAACACGATGTCATCGTATCTTTGCTTCACCAAAAAGCAGAATCCCTTGGATTCCCAGGTGAACTCAGAATCCCTGATCGACAAGATCTGTTTCCTCCGCCGGACTCCCGCGTCCCACCCACCGGAATCAAGATCCTTCCATGGAAATATAAAAATTCCAGAATCATTCGTGCATCCGCTGACCTCCCTGAAACAGGCCACACTCCGCACCCGAAGATTTCTCGCATCATCGATACTCGATACCCTGAATACCGTCAATGGATCCAAAAGTACTGCCGGCCCCTCGGTACAACCGACGCCACCGTCCACGACTTCTTCAAACCGCAACTTCCATCTCAGGATTTCACTCCAGAGAGAAAACAACGCATCTTGAAGCACGTCAGAGCTAACCTCGACGCCACGCCGTACCTGCCCCTCCACTTTGTCGATTCAACATACGACAATACCCCTCTTAGTACAGGAACTGGTTACTTCAACCGTCACTCCTACGAACTAGCTGCACACGCAAAATTCTCACATCCTGAATTGTATCAATCAAAAGCCACTTCAAAAGGCTATTTCATTAACGCATTTCTCGAGTTCGCCCGCACTCTCGTTCACCGTATTAAGCAAACTGGAGTCCCTTTCTTTCGCGACCCTCTCAAGCCCTTAAATCTTGATAAACTCCGCGACTTTATCCTTGACCACCCCATTATGCTATGGACCCGTAGCCATATCTCACTCAGAACCGGACCACTCAAACAACGTCCTGTTTATGCCGTAGATGACCTTTTTCTACGACTTGAGTCCATGATCGCCTTCCCCTTCCTTGTGTCATGCAGGAAATCCTCTTGCTGCATTATGTATGGACTTGAAACCTTCAGAGGTTCAAATGTCTATATCGACCAACTTGCGCGATACTACAAATCCTTCTTCACAATAGACTGGACTGGTTTCGACCAGCGTCTACCCTGGATTATTGTAGAGATGTTCTTCACTGACTTTCTCGAAAGTTTGATCATCATATCTCACGGCTACCACCCCACCTATGAATGGCCCACCTACCCCGATCTTAATGAACACAAAATGTTCCAACGCATCACCAATATCTTATGGTTCCTCCGCGTATGGTACTACAATATGGTAGCTGTCTCCGCCGACGGCTTCGCATATGTGCGCACTTGCGCAGGTGTTTGGTCAGGCATGCTCCTGACACAGATCATCGATTCCTTCGGAAATGACGTTGTCATTATCGACGGCTTAATCGAATTCGGTTGTTCAGATGACGAAATTGATAACCTCATCCTCCTTATCATGGGAGATGACAATTCCGGATTCACTTCTTGGCCTATCGCCAGACTTGAATCATTCATCGCATTCCTTGAGTCCTATTCTCTTACTCGCTTTGGTATGATCCTCTCTACCACAAAATCAGTCATTACCACACTGCGACAGAAAATACAGACACTCGGCTATACCTGTAATTTCGGTATGCCAACACGCCCAATCGACAAACTTGTCGCTCAGCTCGCATACCCAGAATACGGTCCAGCCCCCAAATATATGAGTTACCGTGCCATTGGCATGGCCTACGCCGCTTGCGGCTCAGACGAAACGTTTCATTCATTTTGTCGAGACATATATTACGATTTCTTCGACGAGCGAGCTCCGCTCACTCCCGATACACTAGACCAGATACTTAAATATCTGCCTGGCGCCCTAAAAATCGACGACTCACTTACAGAGTCAGACATTTTTGAGGAGTTCCCTTCCCTTCAAACGGTTCGCAACAAGCTGACCTTTTGGCAAGGACCTTTGTCCTTTTACCCCAAGTGGAATCGCGCTCACTTCAAACATGATCCTGACTACGTTCCACCTAACGCCAAAACAGTCGCTCAGTACCGACTAGAATTCAACATTCCAGTTGAACCGACCCCCGTTTTGTTTTAGGAGACTACATCCTTTAGAGTTTATTTTGTTACATGGTAACATGTTGCACTTGTTTCTCTGTTCTTTTGAACTTCCAACAAAACTATTTTAAAATGTTACAAAAAATTTT